TTATCGTTTTAGTTAGTACGAATATATAAAAAAATATTTTAATATTTAAAAAATATTTTAAGTTATTTTTTAATTATTTTTTTAGCTCAGTGGGGATTTTACGCTAATAAACGAAAAGAAATTTTGAATGTATAAATACCTTAGAGGGTGTAAAGTTGCTTAAACGACAAAAAAAGCCATAAAAAAAGGGGATTTAAAAACCCCCTTAATTTAAAAACATAATAATAATTATTACGGCGTTTCTAGAGCAGTGATACCAGCAGCAAATGTTCCGTTTACGAAAGCGTTTGGCAAGTAGTTGCTTAAAGCAATTCTTTCCATACATCTCACAGTAACAAATCCATCTCTTACATTGGTTCCATCTTCTCTAAAGAATTCAACTGATACATTATCTCTAATCCATAGTTGAGTTCCTTGTCCAAAGTTTCCTAATAAATAAGATCCAGCAGCGATAGCTGTGTTAAGAATAACAGGTACTCCATTAAATACAGGTTGTAATCCTTTAAACACTTGATCTTTTAAATAAGACAAGTTAGAATCTTTTAATAATAAGATTTTGTGAAAATCAGTTGGGTGCATAATAATCTTGTCAGCAACATAATTGCTTAATGATAATTGGTTTAAAGCAGCGATGATAACATCAAACTGATTTGCTCCGTTAACTGATTGATAAAAAGCTCCACCCGATGTAGTATCAAAATCAGCAGCGTCAGTGATAATACCAGATAAGTTTGGCGCACTTCCGTTCCCGTTTAATAATTGATCATCTTCAGCAGTTAAAAGCTTTGAAGGTACTCTGTTTGAAATGTAGCTAGTTAACTGTGGTGTGTCAGCAAGCATTTCTTCTGAAATTCTTAAATAAGCACCTAACTTTTCTACATTTACAGAGCTAGCAGTCATATCAAAATCTGATTGACCTAGTGTTGCTCCTTCTGCTTTCATAGCAGATCCGTCACTGTAACCAGATTCTTTTACAAATCTTATTACATCAGAACTAGTTGACCCTTGTGGGATTAATTCTCTGACGTGCTGAGGTCTTGCCGGATCATACTTGTACCCGCTTACTCTTTGTGCTGGTATAACTTCACCAGTGAAATCAGCAGCTACAGTCATGTCAGCTTTTATCTCAAAAGATGCACTTCTTGCGTTTCCGTTTCTAATAGAACTTAGAGCGCCGTCATTGATACTTTTGATTAAACCACCTTTGAAAGATTTATCAGCTTTTTTGCCTTCTAAAACTTCCATGTGTTTTTTGTTCGCAACTTCCATTGCGTCCATTCTCTCATTAAATTTGTTGGTCAAGTTTGATATTTCACCTTTCAGTGATTCATCTGCTTTTCCGTTAGCACTTTCTAGTGCTTGTCCAGTAGCTTTTTCAATTTTGGAATCAATCAAGTTTCCTAACTGATCAAGCTGATTTTTTACGTTTTCTTCCATTGAAGTAATTTTTATTTTAAATTATTTAACAAATATTTATAAACATCAAGTTGTTCTTTTTTCTGTACTGGCTCAGTAACAACTGTTGGCTGAGTAGCGTTAATAAATAAAGATTTTAGCTTGTATATTTCAGATTCAATAGCATATCCCATTTCGTCACTTATATCGCCCTTTCTTATTAGCTTACACAAGTTGTCGTATTTTTGATACACATTATTTATATTCTTATTTCCTTTTACATCTAGTATTTTTGCCTCATCATTAGCAGCCATTGTAACAGCAGATATTTCAAACAACTTAACTTCTCTAAGTTCTCTGTATTGTCCTTTGTCTTCTTTTACAATCGGTAAAATACCAACTGAATTTTCAGTTATTACACCGGCTTTCATTAATTCAATAACGTCTTTTCCAAGCGAGGTTTTTGGAACTTCGGCCACAAATACTAATCCTTTTTCATCTTCATATAATTCTTTCATTTTTCCGATCGGTTGCATCATATTATGTTGATACAAGTATTTAACACGGTTTCCGTTTTCCTCAATGGTTTTTCTGTAGGCGCCCATTCTTATTATATCGCCATCACTGTCTTGATTATTAAAATACGATCCATAACCTTTTACAATAGAATTTTTTTCATCGTAATCTGTTAATTCACCTAGTGGTGACGCTTTGTATAAGAAATTCATATAAATATTTTTTACAAAAATAATAAAATAAAATAACAATGTTATATCACAACGCCAATAGCTCTTAATATATCGGCATCAGGCAGTTCTGCTGGCTCATAATTTATTGTACATCTACAATTTATAATGTTTTCAGCAGATCCTTCACCCGGTCTTTGCATTGGTTCACCGCCTACATTAAAAGGTTCTTTATATGGTATTGTAACACCGTCTAAAGCAACATGTGTAGGTCTTTCATTAGCACCCCCAGAATGTAACCAAGTTTTTTGTAAGTTTTCCGGCCCAAATACTGTTAAGGCAGTTTGTTGTGTAGCATAGTTTGCTATCCTGTTGCTTTCAGTTCTCACAAGACGTAATGCTTGAACTTTACTGTATTTATTAAATTGATTCCTTAATATTCTTGCTTTTTCATCTGCGCCTAACATTGACAACTCGGGATCGCTTAATATTCTTTGTGTAATCTTTATTAATGTTTTTTGGGCCGTTCCACTGACTAGAACTACATTAGTTGCCGCAACTTGATTTGCGTAATCTGAAAATATGTTTTTCCAAATATTTAGATCCTCTGAAAACGGATCCTCTTTTTTAATGTATTTTTTATAATTTTTTAAATACCATTTATACATATCAACACCGATGCTCTTATATAATTCAGTGTAAAACCTTTTTACATAATCATATTGAAATAAGCTTTGATAATTAGTGTTATTTGTTAAAATAAAATTTTCAACACCTTTGTTGTATTCTTGCTTGTAGAATCTATAAATTTTTGGCAATATTTTTTTCTCTGATGCCTCTAATTTCTTCTGATAAGCTTTTTTGTATTTATCATATTTCGGCATTATTCTTTGTCGATTTGTTTTATTTTACTAATTGCCCAATCAACACCGCTCGTTCCACCCCATAAATTCCAAGCTACATATCCGTTGTCCTTCCAAGGGGTGTCTTTATATTTAGGATCTATTGTTGCGTTTTTTCTATGTCTATTAAATTGTGCCATTCTTGAAATAACATCTCTTGAAACCGATTTTCTGGCTGATAACTGGGCCGCTCTTGTCCAACCTACGCTTGTTCCAGCTTTTACCTCATCTCCATATTTATTCTTCCAATTAATCATTCTTTTTGCGTTATTAGATGCTGATTGTGGATAGTCAGTGTAACCTTTACTTTTTTTTTCTTCGTTATAACCTTTAACAGCTTGCTGATATTCTTCGTGGTTATTAAACGGCATATAAACATCAACGCCATCGAAATCGTGTATGTGGTGACCGGATCCGCCAAGCTCTCTTGCTCTTGCTTCTGCTTCTGCTTCTGTAGTGTAAACGTCTGTCATTCCCGGCACAACGCTTTTGTATTGAACATTTATATTGTTAACGGTTTTTTCTTCTTCATCTTCTTGTAAAGCTGGTAACGGCTGTAAATCAATATCAACACCATTAATTGGCATTAAATTAGCAGGCACATAAAATTCGTTTAAAGCTTCGTTTTCTTCCTCAGCATAACTCATTGATGCTCTTTTTTCATTCGGCGTAATCCACCAAGCTCGGCTCATCTGATCAACTACTTTGTCCATTTCTTCTTGAAGCTCGGGTATAACAGAAAAATCAAAATCAATATAATATTTCTCACCGTATTTAGGCGCTAACCATCTGTTGAGTTCATCTCTAATTTTTAGCATCTCTGGTATAACAGCATTTTGATATAAAGCTTTTTTTGCTTCTTTCATGTTATTATATGTGCTTGCCTTATCATTGTTTAATAATTGTGAAGGAACAGCATATATGTTACAAAGATCTTTTATACTAGCATTGTATTGTTCTAACAATGATATATCGCCAGCAGATAAACCAAAATTGACCCAAGATAATTTTTTCGGTGTAATAACTATATCACCAGCATTATTAGATCCTTGATATGTAGATCTAAATTTGTCTTTTAATTGTTGAGCTTGTACTTCGTTAAGATCGCCTTCATCACTCATTAAAACACCCCTAGCAGTTTGATTCTGTAAATATTTAACACCTGTTTGTACAGCTTCATTATTTGTAGTTAAAGATCTTAAACCGGCTCTAAGTGGAGATTGACCGTAAAGATGTGATCCAGTGCCGTCATAATACGGGTTAAAATCTTTTATATGGCATATTTGATCTGATGGTATAGCAAAAGAACCGTTGTATTGTATTTTATATTCTTTTACCGGCTCAAACATTCCGCCAGATACAATTTCCATTATTTGACTTGGCATCACATAAAGCTCTTTATATTTTCCAATATTATCCCCAGTGTCTGGTCCTATGCCATATACATACCTGTTGCCTGTTAATTTACCAAAGGCAATTAATTCGCTTATAAAACTTGCGTATGATTGCGCAGGGTTTGGGCGTTCTAATATTTCGTGTAGTTCAGTGTCTTTTAATTCTATTAAAGCGCTTTTTTTAAGCATATTGGATTTATGTATGATTGTACCGTCTATCATACCGCTAGTCATCGCCTTATATCTTTTAAGATCGCTGTCATTTACTTTTTCATATACACATATTGGAATAGTTGATGCTGCTTTTGTAATAAGATTAATTATTGAATATATAGTTGCGTTTTTTCTGTAACCTTCGTTTACATACGTTTCGTCATTTTCCGGGTTCCAAACAATGCTTTCACCGAGCCAATTATATATAGCTTGATTATATTCTTTAGCAGTTTGTTGTGAATTTTTAGTAATGAGGTTTTTAAATCTGTCGAGGATTGATGCCATTTAATAAAATTTTATGTAAAAATACAAAATATTAAATTCTTTTATATTACAAAAAAATCATATCTGTTTTTATATCTAGAATAAACACAATATCTGAGTGCGTCCATACAATGATCGTTTTTTGATATAGGTTTATTAATGATTGTACCATCTTTCATTTCTTCCCAAAAATATGTTAATTGTTCTTTTTTCATATTTTTACTTTCATTGGAAATTATTATTTCAAACTCCTTTACTAAACTAATTCCAGCATTTATTGATCCTTGTCCCTTGATAGATGGTTTCGCTAAACAATCCATTTGCCTAAGTTCTTCGATTGATTTAGGTTCAGCACTGTCACAATACATTATTGTATCGTTTAAATTATTATTTTTTAAAAACTCTGCTAGATCCCGGTTTGTCATTCCTTTATTATAAAGCCACTCGTGTACATATAATTTGTCGCCAACTTTTCCAACTTCTAAAACGACTGCTGGATCATTTGAATAGCCAAAATCAACACCAAGCGCAGTTTCGTTAAATTCCGGGAACTCACTATGTGGTATGTATTTCCAGTTAGTAAATATTTGCCTGTTGCTAAATATGGCCCTTTGTCCTTCACCGTAAACACGCCAATAATCGGGGTCACGCTCTCTGATTCTTTCAATTTCGTCTATTAATTCCTTTGGTAAAAACTTATTGTCTTTGTAGGTACTTATAAATAAATCAGCGTCATCACGCTCTGATAACTCATATAAAAAATGTATAGGATCCGACGGGTTAAAATCAATTAAAATCTCGTTTCTAGTTCTCATTGCTAACTGCTGGTAATCTTCAAAAAACAGTTCATTCCCTTCATTGATCCATAGTATATCACGAGCGGATCCCCTTATTTTTTGAGCATCATCAGCACTAAACATTTCTAGTGTATGCCCATTGTATATAAAAGTATTATCTGATCTGTTATGTTTACCGAGCCAATAAATACCTAATTGTTTGCTAATGTGTAAAAAATCTCTTAATACAGATCTTTTAAGGGCCGGAAGTGTTTTTCTTACAATGGAGATAGTAAGCGGATCTTTTTCCACTGACATTCTATATAAACAATATTGCATCAATGACCAACTTTTCCCGGACCGAGTACCGCCTTGAAAAATCTTTAATCTTTGTTTAGAATCTATTGCTTGATAAAATTGTTTGTTACAATATTCTTTTAATCTTTTTCTGTTGCTGGTGTCCATTCAATAAGTAGGTTTTCCGGTGGGTTTGCTTCATGCTGTATTTCTTGTCTTTCAACCCAACCCCTTTCCTTTCCAATGGTTTTAAGAGCGAATATTATTGATGCTTTATCACCTTCATTTATCTTTTCAACTAATTTACTTGTGACAAAATCTAAAAATAATTCCTTTGGCTGAATATCATTAATTTCTTCGTTGAATTTATCGTCTTTATTTATCCAATTATAATATGTGCTTCGAGCAATACCGACTCTATTACATGACATTGTTATATTGCCAAACGTCTTTGTATAAGCGTCAATAAATGCCTTTTTAGTGAGTTTACTGTCCATTATCGTCTATTTAGTACAAAAATACTTTATTTTGTTTAATATGTCTTTATATTGTTTTTTTGTGTTATTATTAAATAAATCTACACTGTTATTTTTTTTAATATTTTCAATTTTAGTTTGCTTTGATTTAATAAATTTAGCCGATTGACTGTCATTTCTTTTTTTGTGTCTTTGTTTTTCTATTTTTTCATTAACTTCTATAACCATTATATCACAGTTAACTTTATCAAATAAACTTTGATTAAACAGACGATCGCCCTCAAACAATATTTTTCCGTTTTCTATTTTTTTACAAAATCTTATAAAATCTGGTTGTACAGCCATTGATAGTTTATCAGTGCCGCTAAATACAGATTTATCATATATGCCTATTATATACAGTGAATGTTTACTAAAATACATTCCTTTAACTAATCCGAAATTGAATTTAACAAAGGGTTTATATGTGTTTATAACATCTCTTAATAGAGTTGTTTTACCTGTTGCTGGTTTACCGCCCAGTGCTAATATTCTGTTAGCCATTTTTTTTCATAGTTTTCGTTTCTAAAATCCCATAATACATTCCAATCAACACCGGTCTTCACTAGATCTTGTATTTTAAGTATTTCTTTTTTTTGCCTTTCAATGTAATATCCAATGTATCGTTTACCACGTTTATATTTTTTATAAGCGCATAAAGTAGTTTCTACATTCCATATATTTTTATGTTGAATATCATATTTATTTACGTTTTTCATTAATTCCTTAAATTCATACTGTAAATAGTTAATTTGATTTTTAGACAATTTTCTGTCGTTTTTATGCGTGTATAATTCTTCTTTGCCTAAATGTTCAACTAAACCATTTCGGCAGCTCTCGGCTTGCCTAAGGTCTAAATAGGTTGGTTTTAAATTGTAATCCGTTAATACATTTATCATTTCTATATAAATAAATAAAGTAAACCTTCCAAAATTTTTAATATTATTTAATTGTGTAAAACAATTATCATACGTCATCTGCGGTGTTGGTTGTTTTAAACTAGAAAAGTAATCAGCTTGACTCATATTTCCAAGCATTTTTTTATAACTAATAAATGTTTCAACTAATTTATTTGATGATTTTATCCTTAATCTATCTGTTTGAAATATTGTTTTTTGTTTGTTTTCGTTCCACCATTTTTCTAATCTATTTACATTGACGTTTTCGTAATCAGGAAATTCATTGTACATATAATAAACCGTTGTAGCTGAATAGCAAGTGCCATATAAAAAAGCTAGCCAAAACCTCTGTTCAATATTTAGCTCAAATCTGTCTGAAATATATTTTAAACAATCATTACTCGGGTCAATGTCTTTTGCCTTTGAGGATTCTATGTGATAATCTATGTAATTATAGTTCATGTATTTCGTACGGTGTAACGGTTTCCGGGTTGTAGCTTGCATCAACTCTTTGAAAAATGTCTTTTGTAGATGCTATAAATATTGCGTTTTTATGTTTTAAAATCCAAGCGGGCCGGTTTTCGTTTCTAAATAAATAAAGTTTATTTTCATCTGTTAGTTGCATACCTGCGATGCTCCCGGAAGTGGTTGTAATAAAATCTTTAATTTTACTTTTATCAGTTCCACATAACAAGCTTATTAATTCGCCGTCATTTTCTGTGTTCATCTTTACATTGTATTTTTTTTCCATTTCTAATTTTGAGCTCATATCAAGAACTCCGTTAAATACAACTGTATTGTTTTTTGATATAATAGGTTGATTGTTTTTTTCAATTTTATAATCACCGCTTGTAGAATATCTGTTGTGGAATATTAATTTATTTACCAATGGTAATTTTATATCACTAACATTCTTTTTTTTGACTGTTTTTAATCCGTCTTTTACATAGCTAAAACCAAAACTGTGTAAACCTCTAATTTTTGATTGTAATATTAATTTTTGTAAAATATCAAAATGTTCCTCAGTAGGATTTTCTGAGCTGTAACCAATGATGCCGCACATTAATAAATTTTTTGGCCCTTAGATCTATTTTTAGCAATTTCTAATTCTTCATCTGCTGAACCACAAGAAATCATTTTTTCCCTGTAATACATTACCAATGATATTCTTGTAGCTTTTTCATCTATTTTATTAATTGGAGTGTTACCGTGCCACTGATGTACGTCAACTAATAATAAATCACAGTTTTGTATATCAAAAGCCACTCCCCATTTAGGAACAACAAAATAACCGCCAGTGTATCTCCCTTTTCTTAACACAACTAAATTTCCAAAACCTTTTTCATAATCGCCTTTATCAGTGTGTACGGCAGTTTGCCAATTTTTATTTACCGTCACTGTTGTAAACGCTGTATCTGGTATTACAAAATCTTTACTCGTTTCATCAGCAATTTTTCTTTGTAGCTTATAATGATCTGGCATTAGTTCAGAGTATTTTTTGTCAACAAATTTTATAATTGGATATGCCTTTGTAAATTTATTAAATTCATGTTCATTAAATGCTGTTTGACGACAATATGGAAATCTTGCGTTGCGATCAAAAAAACCAATTATACCACTGTTTACTTTTTGTAAAGCTTTATTTGTATTTGACATTGTTCCGTCTTTTTTAACCGGGCGTCTTTTTAAAATATCAGTTTCAACATCTCCACTGCTAACCCCTCTGTTGTTAGTGTGTTTTGCGGCCGTTTTTAAGTTTTCAAATCCTGCTTTAGCTATGTTGCCCGGAATTATGTTTTTTCTAAATTTCGCAATTATATTGCCGCTTTCTTCACATATAACGTCAGCGTCATAGTTTATAAGTAAATTAAAATCTTTATCACCTAATAATTTGCCAGATAATTTTGCAGCTTCTTTATCAGACATTTTAGGCATTACATTATGCTCTGTTATCATTGTGTAGTTTTTTAATTGCTTGAAATATACTATCTGTTAAATTATCGGTTTGTAAAAAATCTCTTAATTCTAATTCCATTCTTCTGAGTTGTGGCTCGGTTTCAGTAGTTAAAAATAATTGTACCATTTTTACATGAGAATCGTTTATTTCATCTGGGTATTCATAATCTTCTTCATTGTCGTTTCCAACTTCAAATTCAATGTCATTATCCCATTTTGGAAGATCTAATCCCCAAGAAATTAAATCTTGATTATCCCATACGTTTGCCAAAATATCGTAATCCCACTCACCGTATGATACATTGTCTTTTATTATAAATTGTCTTTTTTGCTCCTCTGACCAACCTTTAGCTATTACAATGTGAACTTTGTCAAAACCGGCTGCACTACAAGCTTTTAACCTCATATTTCCGCCTAAAACAACCATATTTTCGTCAACTACCATAGGACGTTTTTCTAACATCTCTGGAAAATCCTTTAATGATTGTACTAACTTTTTAAATTTGTGATCTTTGATAAATCTCGGATTATCCGGGTTTGATTTAACTTCCTTAATGTTTACTGTTTTTATCATCGTTTAATTTTTTATACAAATTTAAATAAATATCCCAAATCTTTTCTGACGCTATTTTTTGATTTTTATATGTGTTAGGAGATTTAATTAATTTTCCGTTATTATCAACCTCAATTTTACATTCTTTTGTTCTTTCAAGAGCTACAATGTAAATTTTAATTCCCTGTGCTAAACAGTAGCTTTGTGCCTCTAAATAAATATTCATTCTGTTCCGCTTATAATATCATTGTCGATTTCGTTTTCTACAACTAGACAAAACCCTAAAAATAAATAGTTTATTGCATCAGCATATCTTGTTTGTATTGGCTCCGCTTTTTCCATACCCGGATTATGAGCATGACTTAATATTGATTGTACGTGCTTTATAAAATGCGCTGCCCATATTTCTTCGGGTGTTATGCCAACTAACTTGGCGCTAGTTTTAAAGTTGTTTAAAACGTCTATATTTTTGTTAGTGTATTCGGGTTGTTTAGCCGTCATAATTTCATCGGCTAATTCTAACAAATATTTTTTAACCCTCTTAAGCTCATGTTTTTCCATATTATTTATTTTTATTTTTATTATGTTTTTCTTGTATTAAATGTGTATTAATTATTGCGTTTTCTAGTTTTGATTTGTCATCTTGTAAAGATTTACTAATTACACTGATAAGTTGTATTTTTCTTTTATTAGATAATTCTGTTGCTGTTTTACAAAACTTTTTAAAATAGTATATTTTCATAATTTTTTATTTAAAACGGTATGTCATTGTCTTTTATTATTTTAAATTTTTTATCTTTTTCAGTGATTGATTTATATACTCCACCATTTTTAAAATCTGGAGCCAATTCAAAATAACCAAGTTGGCCATTTTCTTTTCTTTTAACTTTTTCAATATAAATCTTAATAGCATCAGATCCGTAACTAGTTTTTTGACCGATACATCTATAAACAATTAAACCATTGTAAGCTTTATTAAAAAAATCTGCTGATCCGCTAATATCGTACAGTGTAGGTTTTTTATATTGACCGCCTTCACTTTCAATTTTTCTAGGGTGAGCAACTAAAAACATATGCGTTTTAGTTTGCTGACAAAACTGTGTAATTTGACTTAAAGTTTTACCAATGTAGCTATGATCTCTTTGCGCCGAATGATCAAGCATATTCCAAGGATCTATAACACATACATTAATTCCTTTTTGTAAAACTAATTGTTTGAAAGCATCAAGGATAGCTTTTAAAGTTAAATTTTCTAAGTCAATTTTTATCCAATAAAAATGTTCTTTAATAAAATCTTTTACTTGATTAAGATCGTCGCTTGTTGTATTTCTTCCAACTAATTTGTTTGCTATTCGCTTTATATGACCTTCATAAGGAAAACTCTCAGGAGAAAACATAGCACACCTAAAATCGTGATTTATAGCTATATTACACAATACTTGATCTAAAACATCTGATTTACCGCTATTAGGTATTCCACTGACAACGCTCCACTCTCCAAGTTCCATTTTAAAATATTCATCAGATCCTTCCAAGCCAATACTATAATTCTTTACACCGTTTTCATTGTAATTAAGTACGTTTTTCCAAATATTATTTATATTTATCACGCCTTCAATCGGAAAATCTTTTGCGTTTTTAATTATATTTCTGAGAGTTTCTGCACCCTTAGTGATTAAAACCTCATTTGCGTCTTTAAAGTCACCGAAATCAACGTATTTACAACGATATGCGCCAAATCGTCTTGCAAGCTCGTTTCTTAATTGTAAACCGGCGTCATCATTATCAGTACATAGATAAATTTCAAGTTTATCTTTAAAATACTCATAGCAGTTGTCTAAATATTCTAATTTTTGAGATCCTTTACTTGCTCCGTTAGGCACTGAACAAACGCTATATAAACCGGATTCGTGTAAGCTTAATGCGTCCATTTCACCTTCAACAATATAACAGCTTGTTGATTTTATTGTGTTATCTAAACCATAAAATATCAGTTCTGCTCCGCTAACTAGTTTAAAGTTTTTTTGACCATCTCTAAATTTAATATTTACAATTTTATTATCTCTGTAATAATTAAAATTTATACAACGTCTTTTTGCTTGTACTTGTGGCATATATTCTAAAGATTCGCCAATTTTCCAATGTATTAAAGTTGTTTCACTTATACCTCTGTTGTTAAACCATTTAACTACTTTTTCGTTTAAATTAATGTTGGTTTTTTCCGGTAAAACATAGTCAATTTTTTTCTTAAATTTTACATTTCCACCCCAACCGCAGTTGTGACAATTATATAAACCTCTGTCAATATCAACGCTCAAACATTGATCTTTTTTGTTTTTTCTAGTATGCGAACAGTTAGGACAAGTTGTTTTAGTTTGCCCGGATCCCCGCTTTATTGTAATGCCTAAATTTTGTAATTCCTGTATGTGATTCATAAATATTTTTTAAATATAAAAATTTTTTTTAAATATCGAGGTCTTCAATATCTAATAATTTGCTTTTATCAAGAACGTATGCCATTACTCTTGTCATTCTTAAATTTGACCTTTTAAAAATCATATTTTTAGTAGCAAAACCTTCAAACCTGTATTTTGGATATTTACAAGAAAACAAAGCGAAGAGCTGACATTCGCTTTTTAAATACTCGGGTATCATTAACGGGTTTTCCGGGTTTCTATTTACTTTGACATCAACTGTCATTCCGCACCAATTAGCGTCATAATAATCTGTGCCTAATCTTTTACTTGTATTGTGTATTTTAAAATCCGGGTATAAATTGAGCTCACGTGCAAATATAAATTCAGCACCAAATCCGTCACGATCTAATTCATGACTTGATTCTTTGTTAACTGTACCGTGACCGTTCCAACCAGTGTCAATTTTATTTTGATGTCTGTGATGAGATGATAATTCTACAATTTGTTTTTCGTACTTGTCTAATGTGTAAACTGTTCCTTTATTCATTTTTAATATATTCTTTTAATTCTTTTAATTGATGTTTATTAAAAACCTGGTTTAAATTAAAATAGTTTAATTTACCTGTTTTTGTAGTGGCTCCTATTTTTTCAGATCCATTTTCTTCATATATAAAATATTTAATAATGCCTTTAATTTTCCAGTAAAATTTAGGTTTATTTGCGTTTTTATACGTTTCAAAATATTTGTGTACATATTTTATTCCGTTTTTATCTTTATTTCTAAGCTTTAATAAAGTCAAGAAATGTTCTGACCAAAATTCATGTTCTCTAATAAATTTGACAACTAAATAAAGTTGTTTAATATCTATTTTTTCGATCTTTTCAAGCTTCTCTAAGCAATCTAACCATTTAAATTTTTGACTTTGCGTTTCGGGCAAGTATCGTGTTGGAAATAATTTTAAAAAGTGAGGAAAGGCATTTAAAATTGTTTTATTAAAATTCTTATTATTACTTTCTTTTATAATATTACTTTTATTATTAATATTACTTTGTGCTTGATTTTCTAGATTAAGGTTTTCTAAATTAAGGTTTTCTGAAATTAGATTATCCGCTTTAAGAGGTTTATCAGATAACATATAATTTATACCAGCTATCTTACCATTGACATAAATTCTTTTACGTTCTAAATATCCAAACTTTATAAGTTCGTTTATTTTAGATCTAACGGCGCTGTGATTTTCCTTAAAATGCCCACATATAAACTCTACGTTTATTTGTTGTTCTGACTTGTGACTAAACAACCAAGCGTATAAACCGGTTGCTCCCACAGATATACCTTTGTGCCTGAGTATGTAGCTAGGTATGACAGTGAAAAAATCAAACTTTTTAGGTTTGATAATTAAATTATATTTCATAAATTATTTATTGTTTATCAATGAATCCCTTAAGACCGTCAATAAAGGTCCTAAGTTCTTTAAAAGTGTCAAAAAATTGATTATATGTCATTGGATCTTCTTCGTACATAAACCAAAGTAGTTCCATTAATAGTTCAAATTCAGCTTCGCTAGCATTACCAACATATTTATAATCGTAAGAAAAATCATCAGATGAGGTTTGCGTCCATCTTACTCGTTGACCTTCTTCTTCAAAATAAATTTTTTTAATCGCCATTATTTGTTGTTAAAATACGTTTTAATTGTTGATATACATTTATCGTAGTCGTTATGCCAACAAGCTAACCAATTATTGTCATTTAACATTCCTAACCAGTTTTGTTGATTTTGTGTCGGTTTGTTATAACCGGTCTTTAACTCTATGGCTAAACCACTGTATTGTTTATTACTAGTAAATATTAAAATGTCCGGGATCCCGGCTTTCGTTCCAAGAAATTTCATTTTAAATTGTTCAAAAGGTGTTCTTTTACCTTCGTTTGCTACATGAGTGTAAAGGGCGCCCGGATAATTAATGTCTAAAAATCTCATAATTTTATTCTGCATAATGTCTTCTTTGCCTAAATATTTAAAAAATGGATTCCTTTTCATTAGTTTTTTTTATTAGCTTTTTTAACTTCGTAACCGTTTTTTTCTAAAAATTTTTTTGATTCGTTGATTTTACGTTCGTTAATTCTAAAAGCTTCAAATATTTCGTTTTCAAATGCGTTTACTTTCATAAAATTTTTTTATAAAGTTAAAAATAATTTTTATAATTCAGCTAAATAGTATATTGAATTTTCTAATCCTTTGATTTCGCTCTTTAAATTTTCGTTTTCTAGCAATAATAAGTTGTAATCTTGCACTAATTGTTGCAAAGTCATGCCCTTATATCTATCGTTGTAATTAAGCGTCTTAAAAACATTTAAATTGAATTTAGCCATTAATGAATTATATTTTTTTAAATAATACTTATCATGTTTTGCCATAAACTCTAATTCTTTCAGAGCGTGTAAAACTGTTGCGTGATTTTTATTTAAAGTTTTAGCTATTTTTATGTAGGTATAACCGCCGAAATCTCTGCAAATTTTATAATAACAAGCTCGAGCAAAAACATATTCAAATTTTCGGCTTTTATTTGATATATCTATATTAAAATGCTTCTCAACTAAATTTCTTATAACTATCATATTTTAATTAAATAGGATCCGTCATCAGCTATTCTCGACCAATTATAAGATTTTATTAAATTATTTCTCACATAAAGTTTCCAATCTTCAATGGCTTGTTTATATAAAACACGGCCCTTTTCAATAGTTTCTTCATCTAATGTCTGTACATTTACTGTATAAGGTTTAACATTTTCCACTGCTATTATTTTAAAAGTATCTACACCAAGCATATCCATATAAAAAGCAGCTTGTATGTGGTAACCGTATTTTTTTACTTCCCATCTAAAACCCTCTGGAGAATTATCACGAGTTGTTTTAACATCAGCTATAAAACCCGATACACGGTTTATCACGTCCGGGCGCACTCTAACATCAATTCCGTCGTGTTTTAAATAATGTGATAATTCAATTTCACCTTTACAGTATTTCTGTGCTAGTTTATTTTTACTTAAATTCTTAAGAATTGTTTTAATAGCTTCGTGTTCATTGTTAGTTAAACATATTTTTCCTTTGGCTTTTTCTTCTTCTTGTCTTTTAAGTTCTTTATTTTCCTTTTTTCTGAGATCTCCAATATTTGGCATCGGATAATATATGTCATAAAACACCTCTGGTTCTAACATAGCTTGATGTACTGCTGTGCCTAATCTCATTGAATCAGTTTCTTTAAATTCCATCTCTAAATAATGCTTAACTGATTTTTTACTTATTATTTTTAATCCGCTTGCGCTGATTGATTGATGAGAATGATACATCTCATTACTGTCTTTTACTACTTTCATAAATTAGTTTGTTATTAAATGTGTTAAAAACGCTATTACAGTAATAATAAAAGCTACTTTTATCACTGTAAAGGTTTGTTCTTCTTTTTTAGGATTCCTTCCTTGATTTGATCTGTATTGACGTTTTTTCATAAATTATAAATTTTTTTTTAAATTATAAATAAATTTTAATAAATCCAAATTAGTCAAAAAAAAAGGCAACCGATTGGCTGCCCTCTTTTCCTGTCACTTGCTAATCGAAATTTAAGTCATCAACTGTAACATTCTGCGCTTTTTTTTCTTCCTTAACGTAAGGATCAGAAATTGATAATGAGATAAAAGGGCCGTTTGCTCCTTCTTTACGCCACCCTGCGATTTGCTTTTCAGTACCGTCTTGTAAAACGATAGTGCCATTAAAATCTGGTTGCGTGTCTTTTTCCTTATACTGATTTTTGAATAAGGTTCCATTACCGGGTTTGTGTTTAAATGATTCTGCCATAATTATTAAATAAATGATTGATTAAATTTTGGTTGATTTTCAACCTGTCTGCCGCTTGCTGTGTTCCCGTCATCATCTTCGGCTTGTAAACCTAACAATGATTGTAAAGTATAACGCCTGTAATAAGTAATGGCGCCACCTAACTTTTGGGGATCTTTTATGTCACCGAGCGGTATTGATGACATAATTTTCGGTTCATCTGACTCAAGATCTTGTAAAATTGTATAAACCTCGTTATTAATAATTGGTTGTAACAATAAGATCCTGTGTTTTTTTAACAGTGGCAATAAAGATTTTATTAAACTGTTAATATCAAAATACTTGGATTTGAAATAGGGATTTTTACTGTCTTTTGATATTGCCCCTATCTCTTGCTGCAATATCCAAAGCTTCTTGTGAAATTGATTCATAAATTAAATTAACTTTTTTAAATTAGACGCGTCATTGCTTCAAACCCGATTTCTTGAAGCTTTTTGATTTCGTCGACTGTGAATGTTCCGGGATTTTTTAATCTTGACGCCAATGTAGGCATCGTACAATTTAAGACCTCGCAAACTATGTATTTTTTTATACCTAGTTTTTTCAGATCTTCATCAAAGTAATATTTAAACATATTTTATATATTTTCAGCTAATTTAATAAAATATATTTTAAAAAAAAAGAAATATTTTAACAAAAAAAGGAACCCCCAACGAATTAACATTGAGGATTCCAGCAGCAAACAGGAAAAGAAAAAGTTTAAAATTTAGCTTTAAAAGTGCTTGTTTGATCGTCATCTTGATTCGGAACATGCATTGTAACTTCGTATGTATTACGCTTTACATTATATGACATTCTATCAATGTAACAACTTACGTTTTCCCTTAAATGACCACTTACAGGATTTCCAAAATTAATCCATATTTTGTTATGTAGCGAAATTGGATTTGTGTCTTGATTATACAATGTGCCTTCGTAATTTACTAAATTTTTTCTGTAATCGTTTATAACTTGTTGTGTAATTATTTTTTCTAATGTTGTAGCAAAATTAGCATTATCATCTCGGGGCCGTATAACTTTTGTTGTACTACTTAAAACATTCCCGTAATTGTTATGTGATAAACATAAATCAGAAAGCTTTAAAACACCTGTTAAATTTGATCCGGTTGTTCTTGTTCTAGTGTATGTAAAATCGTTTATTTTGGCATAAAAAGGTTCTCTGTTATCACCGTCTTTTCTATCAAATTCAATAGTAATATTATCATAATACAAACCGTTTAAACCGCCACTATTAGCAACATAGGGTTCGTATAAATCAATGTACATATCGCCATTTATTGGAAAAGATCCTACATCATAACTAAATTCTTGCCATTTATCCGGTTCTTCATCTATGTTTTGTGTGTTTACGGTATTCGTTGTCGTCCAAGCTTCCGTTGTATTGTTCCAATAATAAGTTGGATCTTGTGGGGGCGGTGAACTAGGATCTGGGCCAACTTTTAATTGCCATCTAAAATTAACAGTTCCGTAATTGCTGTTAACATCAAAATATGTGTTTATTTTAAGTACATGACCTAAATGCGTTGAATTAACTGCATAACCGGCACTTGAGTTTGATAGTGTTTTTCTTGTGTTTGTGCTAGTTTGTGTTTGTACGTTTTTAAAACTTTGATTGCCTTGTTTACTAAAATCAGTTGATATAACGCCGGGTGATGTTGTGCTTGTTGATGTGTATGTTGTCCAAAATGTTAAACCGTTTTCAAATCCGCTATTTTGAAAATTATTAGTTTCATTGTATTGTGACGTTTCGTGCGTTATAAAAAACTCATTTAAAGGTCTTTTAAATTCTCTTGTAAGATCATTACCAATAGGCAATAAATCGCTAGGTAGTTGTTTTAACACATCAATATTAGATGTTGATTGATATGTTCCCTGATAATTATAAATTACAAATTTAGGCGATTCAGTGCCGTTATTAATTAAGCTTGTTGATTCTGATGCCATTATATTAGTTGGAACAGTACCGCCTTGAGCAGTTGATGCGCTTGCGTTTTTAACCGCTTGATCAGAATAACTAGAATTATTTACAATGTACCATTTACCATAGGATTGAAAAATTCTTGCGTTTGTAATTTTTAAAATTTGTTCTAACACATAAGAAGCGTTGTTTATATCTAGCTTAGATTTTTGAAATGTATAAGGATTTATAAACATTATATCATATAAACTATATTGTGTGCTTGTGGGATTTCTTACATATATATCTTGACTGACATAAATATCCAAATCTAGATCTAAATTTTCCAGTGTTGATGTAATCCATTGTCTTGCCGATAACGGGCCGTAGCTATCTTGATACAGCGTCATATCAAAGTTTTTAAGCGTTCCTAAGCCATCGATTGCTTTTAATGATATTGGATATGGTTTACTTCTTAAAGCTTCTGTAAATTGATCGTTTACAAGCCAGCCGATCCAAAACAGTTGGTAATTATTACTTGTGTCTTTATAAAATACTTTTACTTGATATTCTCTTTCATCGTACTCGTAAAAATTGTCATAATTAACGTCATCTGTTACAAATAAATTTATTTCACATTCAGATCCTTTTATTGGTTTATAAAAATTGTCATCGCCTTCCCAAGATATAATACAAGGTTCGTTTGTACCAACCATATCGTACACTGTAGATGACGTATAATTTTTTTTCCATATTTCAATTTTTTTACCTTTTAAATTGTCATCTGAAAATTCTAAACGATATTTAACACCGTATGCCATTATAAAATTCTATTTCTGTTATTGTTTGCTCTTTGTAATGCTACAACTAGGTCCTGACCTTTTAATCTAAATTCACCGGCCACTTGTACCCTAGATCCTCCACTGTTACCCAACATACCTTTTAATTTGTCTAAAGGCGCTACAACCTCTGGATTTCTAGAAGCACCCGGATATTCTCCAAACATACCAAGAGTTGGTGTACTTACAATACCACCCTGTGCAAATTTAGGCACTTTGTTAAAAGCTTTACTTACAACAGCCATTGCTCCAGCTACTAGACCGGGTAAAACAAATGCTGCTGCCGGCCCAAAGCTTGCTGCTGTTTTTGTACCAGAATCAACTGCGCCAGACATAGACGTTGCTAAATTTGCCGCCATGATACTTGTTGCGGTCTGTATGAAAGCACCCATAAAAGCGCCTAAAACTGTTTTTGATCCGGCGAATGCGTTTGTAATTGAGTTTCCTAAATTAGCAAAACTGCCTTGTAAAACACTATTTATATTTTCTTGTGCTGTAGCGAATGTCGATTGAGATTCTGTATATTGAGCTGTTATTTCTGCTATTCTTAATTTTTGTGCTTCTTGTAATGCTGCTGTATCTAAATTAAATTTTTTAGCTTGTGTAATTAAATTTGTAAAATGCTGTGTTGCTCTTTGTATTTCTAATGCCTTTTTTTGTTGATCTGTGACGGCGCTAGCATCTTCAACTTCCGTCTTCATTTCCTTCCTTTTTTCACCATATTCAGCAAACGCACCTAATAAATCTTCATAATGCTTATCAGAAATGCTTTTTAATTTTTCACCTTTAGATGTTTCAAGTTTTTTAACAAGATCAGCGTTATTTTTGTTTAATTTAATTAACCTGTCGTAATGCTCTTGTGTTTGTTTGTATTCGCTTTCAAATCTTTTTTGATCCGTAGTTAGTAGAGCTTGTGCCGTTTCTTCTTTTAATTTTAACGCCTGTGCTGCTGCTTCGCTACCATCATCTAAATCAATAGTTCCACCGCTATCAATAGGAGCGTCTGTGCCGGGTTTTAAATTATCAATTTCTCTGAGTTCCTTTTTTTGTTTTATAACATTTTTTAAAACCTCTATTTGTTCAGCTCGTTTTTTGTTAGCTGATGATATTTTCCGAGTTAGCATTTTTGTACCCTCTGCGTCCTCAAGTGTGTTTTTTCTTCTTGAAAAGGATAATTGATTGTTTTTTTCTAGTATAGCATTATTTGCGTTAAAACTTGTTGTTAAATCTTGTAATTTTTTTTCAGCATCTTCAATAGATAATGCGCTAAATTCTTCATTTAGCTTTTCCATCGCTGCCGCTTTTCTTGCTCTACCTAATTTAAACAGTGCTGCTGCGGCCCCTAAAATAATTGAAGCAAATAAAATAGCTGGATTTGCCTTCATTGCTAAGTTTAGTGCTAAAATACCCAATCTTGATTTTTTAATAATTGGTAGCCATTTAGCAAATACACCAATAGCAGATCCAATTCCACCTGTTATAGCTCCAACGCTAGTTATCATTGTTCCTAATACAATTAACAGTGGCGGTAATGCTGCCGCAATAGCAGTGGCTATGACTAAAAATCTTTTTGATTCGGGTGATAGCGCTTTAAATTTTTCTACCAATGATTGTATAAAACTAATCAATTTAGGTATGTTTTCTGACAAGTTAAAAGCTTCGGCAATCTCTTGCCCAAGTTCGGCAAAAGCTATGTTTAAATTGTCTTGTAAAGTGGAAAATAAGCCGTTTAAAGTACCGCTTAATGTATCCATTCCTTTATGAAATTTACCGCCTTCTGATGTAGCTTTTTTAAATGCCGCCTGTAAAACGTCAAAAGTAATTTTTCCTTCGGTTGCTAAATTTCTTACTTCACTTGCGCTTTTACCTGTTACATCTGCTAACAAATCGTACATTGGTACGCCGTTATTAATAAACTGTAAAATATCTCTTGTCATTACACGGCCCTCTGCTGCGGATTGTCCAAAAGCAACAGCAATTCTCTGTAAATCTCCACCTGCTACTGCCGCAATATCACCAAGTTGTTGCAAGGATCCGTATGCTTGATCAGCACTTAAACCAAACCCCATCATTGTATTATTTGCCTTGACTAGATCGTCTAATTGAAAAGGTGTTTTAGCTGAAAATTCAACTAATCTTTTAAAAGCTTTCCCGCCTTCATCAGCTGACCCGGTTAAGACATTTAGCGTTGTTCTAAGCTTCTCAAATTTTGCTGCTTGCTTTATAGCCATACCGCCCGCAAAAACAAGCGGAGCTGTTAGCTTAACGCTTAAGCTCTTGCCAACTTTACTGACACTTGTACCAAACTTTTTAATCTTTGAACTTGCTGTCTTTAATCCGCTTTCAAGTTTCTTGACATCGGCGCCAAATACAATTATTACTTCTTCTTTTGCCATATAGATTAATTTTTACAAATTTACTAAATATTAATCAAGTGTTTCCCAATGACGATCTTCTGTTTTTTTCTTAAATTCTATATATTGTTCAACAGTAGATTTTGGCTTGCCTCGTTCAAGTAATGCGTCTTGAGGCAGTGGAAATAATTTTTCCGGTTTTAACATTTGAGATCTTTTTTGACAATTTACATTGTAAACCATAGTTGACAAATACCGGATCCGTTCCCATTCTAAATTTTGTTTTATCAAGTATGATTCGCCCATTAGATGATTTTCCTTCCAAGTATGAATCCAAAAATTATCTGGCGTAATGCCAACTTGACCAATGTAAAAGTCGATCAGTGATTCCCAATCAAGCTGGCTGTTTACTTTCCCGGCTTTGTAGATTTTTTAACATTTCTACTTAATCCAGCATTTAAATCATTGCCTAATATTCTTGATTCCATCATAGTTGATACAATGCTTTCAAGTTTTTCTGATGAAAAATCTTCCAACCACATTCCAACTTTAAATTCATTGTAATCAATTTCGTTTCCTTCTTCTTGATCGTACGCTAATAAACCAGCATAAATTAAAGTTCTAATTGTGGAAAGTTTAATTCCATCTGAAAAAACGTCAGCAAGACCTTCTAATGGTATGTCTAAAATATCTGTGAAGTTTGACCAAAAATTCATTGAGAAATGTAGTGTGCGTTGCTTACCACCCATTCCTACAGTGTAGTATCCTCTTTTCTTGTTTGCCATTATGTATAAAATTAAGGCACAAGAAATACCTGTGCCTGTTTATTTAACTTTTATTAGTTTGCTGTTTTAGCAATAGCACCTGTAACAGTGATAGATCCGCTAAATGATACAGGAGATTCCATCTCAGCACTCATTTCTACAGAGTTTAAAAAACCTGCACCCGAGTAAACATCGTCACCTGACACAGAAGTTCCAAACGTCCAGTAAACTTTTGTTCTTGCTAATAAATAATCAGCAGCTTCAATGGCATTGTTTGAATCATCGTATGCTACAAGACCTTCAAATGAGATCTCGCCAGTTCTAGTTCCAGCAATTACTTCATTATAACCAGACGAGTTTTTTGTTGTCGCATCAGGTAAATCAGCAGACAAACTCATGCTTGCGCTAGTTGTGTGCCCTACAACAACTTCACTCCCGTCAGTTGAATGAAATTTTAAAATTAAATTAGTTCCGTTAAATATTCCAGTAGTTGGCATAATTTATATTTTTTATTTATTAATTTAACACAAATATACAAATAAATAATTTATACACTTTCCCAGTTTCTTGCTATATCCTCCCAAAACTCAAATATGTTTTCCCAGTTTTTATCGTTCCCGGCTGTTATTGTTCCAGTCAAATTTATTTCAACATTAAATTCGCTTATTGACTCATTATCTCCAACTTCGTCAACACTGGTTACATATCCTTCACCTCTACATATCAACTCGGGATCCGTAGTTTGTTTGAAATAAAAAACAACTTTAGATTTGCCAATAACATAATCAGCAAATTGTTTAAAATTTAAAGTGTCATTGTAACAAGTTAATCCGGCCGCAGACATATTGCCACCTCTTACACAAGCAATATATTCCTTCCAACCTAAACTGTCTTTTGTAGTAGTTTCTGGTAAATCGACCTCAATGTTAAAAGTAGTTTCAGTGCTGTGACCAATTATTACATCGTCTTTTAATAATAAAAAACTAGACGAATTAATCACTGACATAATTTACTCTTGTTCTGGGATAATTTCGTATTCGCCAGATTCTAAATTAACTGAGATTTTTCCGTACTTTTCCTCAAGTTCTTTTTTAAGATCGTTTTGCTCATCTTCTATTTTTTTCAATTCACCAAGTAAAGATTCCTTTGACTTTTCTAAGTTAATTTTTTGAATAGAAATTACACCAAGATTAGATACAGCTTGATTAATTTTTCCTTGATTTTCTTGTAAATCTTTTAATTCTTTTTTTTCTAGTTTGCTCATTTTTATTTATTTAATTATTAATTTTCTTTCCATGGTGGTGTTAAATAAACATCAACTGGATTTTTTTGTAATTCAATATTTTTTATAATAAATTCTTGCATTGATTCAATATCACTACCATCAATTAACCATTGAGTAACTTGATCTTTAGTTAAATCTTCAAATGGTGTAAATGGATCTTCTGGGTTATATTCAACCATTAATTGTGCTGAATAAAAAGAACTATAATTTTTATCTGGTTCAACAGCATCATTTGTAGTTCCTATATATCTAAAATCAATAGCATAAACCACATTGTTTAAATTATCTTCATGTGTTTTAGCACTTAATTGTGTAATATCCCAAGTATAATCTAAGTTCATATTTTTTTTTTTACAAATTTAAACATTTATTTTAACAACTTCCAACAGCTAATATTGATCCATTGTTTCCAACTTGCATCCATTTACCACTAGCAGATGGAAAGTTACCAGTTTCATATATAGCATAGTAACCAGCAGCAGCAACTTGCGCTCCACCAATGGTAGTGTATGCTGTATATTGACCGCCCCCAGCATCAGGCACTAAATTTTCTGTATCGGTATGAAAATAAGGTGATGGCGATGGTATAGCAGCAGCACAAGCACTAGAGCTGTTTTGTGTGCTGTAAACATAATTAAATGCTGTTCTAGTTACAGTTTGGTTATATTCGCTAAACTCTTCAAATCTCAAAGGATTTTCGCCATCTGGTCGGTTATTAATTGGGTTTAAAGTGTTGACTGCTAAAAATGAATTCCCTGAGCCACTAGAATTTCCGCCAGTCATTCTTTGTAAATCACTCATATAAATTGGATTTGTTACACTATAATTAGAATCGTAATCAGCACCCACCCTTTCTCTAGCAGTTTTAAGCATTGTAATTTCATCTTGCGATATGTCAGGACAAGCCATAATTTATTTTTTGTATATCATACATATTGCTATGTATCTGTTGTTATTACTATTGTTTTTATATCCATGCTTAAAATCAAAATTATTTAAATACATAATACCTTTATTAACATCTGTTGGAGCTTGACCAATTTTTATATTTTGATTATTATAAAATTCAGTTGATGTATTGCTGTCAACTAAATTAATTAAAACTACACCTAGCATATCATTGTTGTCAAAATGAGGTATTAACTCAAAATTTGGTAGATTTTTTTGTATTACAAAATCAATGTCAAATGGTTCGCTTATTTTATTTGCTATAATATCATTTGTAAAATAACTTTCTATTTGTTTTATAACTTTTTTGTCATTACAAAAATATTGTAAATCATTTTTTTTATCATAACTTATGTTAGCATAATCAATACTTGGCAAATCATTAATAGATGATTCATAAATATCCAAACCATCTATATATTGTGTATTACTTATATTTAAACTCATTTTTTTAGTTCTTTTATTTCGTTTCTTAAACTATCAACCTCAGCTTTCAATTCTTTTATAGCTTCTAAAAGTATTGGTGCAATACCTTGATGCCTTAAAGATAATAAACCATTATCATTTTGTCTAACTAATTCTGGCACTACTTTCTGAACATCTTGTGCTATAAACCCAATATCTTGTTTTATATCTAAAATATTATCTTCTTTTTCTTTCCAGTCAAATGTAACCCCTTGTAACTTTATGGCTTTGTCTAAAGCTGAATCAATAGGTTTAATATTTTCTTTTAATGATATATCAGATGGCGAACCAAAAGCAATAACATCACCAGAAACTGTCCAAGTACCTGTGTATAATTTCCCTTGTACTGACAAAATACCATTAGATTTTTTCTGGTAAAACCTAAAATCACCAGAATATTCCATAAAACTCATAACATCACCTGGAGTCATGGTTGTAGAATTATAAGCAGTTGGCGTACCTCTTAAACAAATTCCATGATATGGATCATTGTGGAAAAATGTAGTGTAACCTTGTGATGAAACACCTTTAATACTACCATTAACATTTAACGCCTCATCTGTTCTGGTTGTATTATTAACTTGTAATCGACTATCACAATGGACAGTACCTAAGTTAGAAACTGTAAATACATGACTACCACTATTAATATTTTTTATAAGAAATGCATTTTTTTCAACTGTATTGTTTAAACCATCTGTTGAATGTGTTTCAATAGCCATTGTTTCAGCATATAAACCAGAACCATTATCAGTATAACCTAATAACACCCTACGACCACTTGCAAATGTTAAAGCATTTGGGGTTGCTGTTGAACCAAATAAACCATCTGCTGTATAGCCACCGCTATTATATCCACCACCACCAATAAAATAACCACCGCCAGTATAAAGTTTTCTATTAGCTAAAGTTGCAGTTTCATTAATTCCGACATAACCTCTCATTAAGAATTGATGAACATTATTAGTATTGTGCTTAATTTCAAATGATGAATGTGTGGCATTATTTGCACCTATTGAAAATCCTTGAGCACTCCCAGCATGAGCCAGAATATCAATTGAGTTAGCAGTAACTATTGAATTAGTATAGGAATGTATGTTTCTACCTATTCGCCAGTTTGGATCAGATAATGTTGCAAAATATATTGACTTGCCATTTGCCATACCTATATTTTGTTCAAATGCGGCGTTGCCAGAGGTATCAATTCTTAATCTTTGTGATCCATTAGTTCTAAAATTCATCATGCCCTCAGCTAAGAATGTTGATGCATTATCAGCTGGATTATCATAAATCTGTAAACCAGTTGCTGTGCCTCTTTCAATAAGTATTCCAGATGAAACATCACCACTTGCCGCATTATGTAATCTTATATAATTACTTTGTCCACTTCCTATTGTTAATTTGTGTGATGGTGATGACGTACCTATACCAACGTCACCCCCATTTGGATTTAATGCCAAAGAATAATTAGTGTTTAAACCATCTCTATTTGTTGATTGAATCCAAGCATACGTTGGACCAACATTCATTCCAAAATCTAAAGTTTCACCATAAGTAAGGTCTCCGGGTGTTAATCTTAATATGCCATTTTGTGATGTGCCAGATGTTGCTGGTATTCCTTGATTAACAGATGTAACACCCCCATCTACTTGTAATTTTTGTGAAGGAGCATTCACACCAATCCCCACTCTTTGTGTCGATCCATCAAATCTAGCTATTAGATTCTTTTTACCATCGTAAATATCTAAATCTCTAGGTTGAGTTATTCCACCATTATAACCTATCCAATTCATTCTCAAATCAGCAGTGGCATTGGTATCATATCTGAACAAACCTAAACCACCAACTACAATTTTTCTATCTCCATTATCTTCAAATATTGCTAAACCTTCAGCATTGTCGTAAGGTAAATTAAAAGCGTTAACATGAAATTTCGTACTTGGTTCGCCACCAATACCAAAATCACCATTTTCAATAATTACACGATCAGCAATTGAATTACCATTTTGATCACATTCTCTAAATCTAAATGTTTTATTGCCAGTAGTACTTGACCATAAATCTAAATGTGCTGCATGATTGCCAGTACCCTCATCTTGCCTAAAAACAACAGTATTTACTCTATCTCCAACTTTAAATCCTATATATTGTGCAGCATCTCTTCCAAATCTAACATTTGGAGCTGTTGATTCACCACTTGTGTAAACTCCTAACCCAACAACACCAACTCCAACAGTTCCAATTTCTAATTGATTGTTAATATATACCTTGCCGCCAGTTGCCCATCTTAACGCCCATTCATTACCGCCAAGATTTGTTGTTAACTCACCGCCTTGATGCCCTTGTAACATTGGACCATCTATTGTATAACCGCTATAACCACTGCTAAATTTTTGTAAAAAGTGGTTTGCATCAGTTGGACCAGCTAATCTAATGGCATTACCTCTTGGAGTTATTATACCGTTTACATCTAATTTACAAGATGGATCAATTCCAATTCCAATATTTCCATCACTGTCTATTATTAATCTATCTGATGCGGCATCTTCATCATAAATAGCAAAACTACTATCTGTTTTACTTTGTATAAGATAATCGTGTCCAGCAATACAAGATAATTCTATGTTTGCATTTCCTGTATTTGCTTTGAACCTTGCTCTACTGCTTGTTATGTTTGAATCTAATATAAAGCTAGGGTTTGGATCATTAATACCTACTTGACCATCATCATCAATAGTCATGGCTGTTATTAAGGATGTTGAACCATCAACCTCAAATGTCATTTTATAATCAGAATATAAACCTAAACCAATTCCATGTCTATGATACATACCAGGTTTTGATGCTATTTGTGGAACTGTATTTGGTCCAGTTAGTGATATTGTTGCAATTCCATTTGGAGCATTAGCACCATCACCGACCATTAATAAACTTGATGGTGTATTCCCGCCAATACCAACCGATCCGCTAAATGTTGCTGATGTTCCACTAATAGCTCCAGATGAGCCATTTATTATTTGTGTATAATTATTTACTGCACCATAAGCTAAACCAGTAGCAAGTATTATATAACCACCTTGATGTGTGCTACATAAAGTGCTAGTTCCAGATGCTCTATAATAAGTAGCTCCACTAACACCATCTATAACTTTATTTGTGTTACCATAACCGTAAATAGCCAACTGAGTTGTAGCATTTTTATTTAAATATTGATTTGCATAAACATTATGGTTTGTGTCAATATGTGTTATTCCATTATTTAATAAATTAGTAGCTCCACTACCAGCTGCTCCATTTAAACTAATACTAGCGCCAGATAATTCTAATCTTGCAGCTGATGTTCCAATCCATTCATTACCATTACCAATAAGTTTGATTTTGCTTTTTGAATGTGTATTAGTTAACAATATTTCTTGAGAATCATTAATTGTTAATGCTTGTGTTAAAGTTGAATTATTACCAGTAGCTATATAAAAACCTAAAGCACCAGTTGCTCCAGCATCATAAACTCCAATACTAGCCGCAGTGTTTGCACTCTCACTCCATGAAATACCGCCACCATAATAATTTGTATCGGATGGCGGTGCTAAATTTATTAAATGCTCAGATGGCGTGTCTGGTAAAGTAGAACTATTTATTTTGTCACCTGTATAAGTACCAATGTTTAAAAAATTACTTTGTGTAAAACCTTTTATATTAAAATCACCCTC